ATCTACCATAGCATCTAAAGACTCTAAAATTGTTCCTTTTAAAATTGTTGGTTTAGAATTATCTGCAAGTCTTGACCAGTGAGTACCTGTAAAACCATTATAAGATACTGTTCCACCTGATACCGCTACAGTACCTTCTGTTGTTCCATCTTGTCTAAATGCTATTAAATCTCCATCATTTCCTAATCTATTTACTAAAAATGTTAAGTTGTTAGTTCTAGTAACAGTTAATGCTCCATTAGGAGCTTCCGCTTCAATACCTTGTATGCTTGAACCCTCTGATGTTTTTCCAATTAATAAAGCACCATTAAGATTAATCCTTGCTCTTTCAGCATTATGAGTATCAAATCGNAGNGCATTACTTGCGTGTAAATATCTTATAGCACCAAACTCATCTCCCCCACTATCACCAAATAAAATATTACCATTACTAGACGCACCAGATAAAATACTTATCCCAGAACTACCAGAGCCTTCAACGACTAACTCATCAGCATCACCATTTGGACCAACGGAAGCATCACCAGTAAAGATATGAACTTTACCTTCTGGTGCGTTTATACCAATACCTACATGACCATTATCTTTAATTCGCATACGTTCTGAATCTGATGTTTTAAATATATGATTGTTTACTGTTGTTCCACTTCTAGTTATTTCATAAGCTACTTGACCGCTAGCAAGGTCATCACTTCTTGTTTCAATTTGATAACCACTATCTAATCCCATAGTTCTCCAAACCTTAGCGTCTGTACCGCCAGAAGTATCTTTGAACTGTATTTTTGGAGCGTTACTTTTTTCTAAAGATAATGTGACATCTGGACTAGCTGTACCAATACCTACATTACCATTACTAGATATACGCATAATCTCAGAAGGGGTAGCTAAAGCACTACCTTGACCTAATTTAAATACATAGTTTCCGTCAAAAGAACCAGTGCCATCTAAGAAATTTATTTCACCTTTTGTATGAGCGGTTCTTGTGTCAATAGTAATTCCGCTTCCGTCAGTAGTTCCGTCAGTTTCTAATTTTAATAAAGTGTGTAAAGTATTGCCACTAGCTGTGCTGTCAATATGAGCAGTAGTTCCGTCAAAAGTAAATTTTGCTTCACCTTCTAAAGTATTAGCAGAGCCACTTCCTGTTATAAGTCTGTTATCAGCATTGTTGTTAATGGTAGTACCACTAGCATTGTCTAAGTGTGTTGCTTTGACATCACCATTAGCATCTAATAAATCTGATAAATCTCTTGTTTTAGTTGTCATTATTCTCCCCCTTCATCTGGAGCAACATAATCTGCAACTGTTCCAAATTCTTCAGCTACACATCTATTATATAAATCTACACCATGAGCTTCCGTATCATTAGGAGTAGCTGTAAAAGGCAAATACCCTTCACTCTCTAAGTGTTGCCATTTAGCTTCAACTTCAATGTAAGTTTTTTCTGCATTACCCCATTGAGGATTTTTAGCATCAATTAAAATACAATTCATTTTAAGACCTTCTGAACCATAGTGTTGCTCTACTAGCATTTTGACTGCTGTCTATGTCTTGACCCATACACATCCAAGTACCACTTAAAGCAGAACCAGACACAGAACCTTGTGCATTACCAGCTTGTAATGTTGAACCAGATCTAGTTTGACCTCTTGTTCTTGCTCCATATCCTTGATTTTGATTATTTCCAAATATATAAGAACCAACTACATTATCAGAAGCCGTAGCTACTGCTGTTAAAATTGCAGAATTACTTGGAGAAGGAATACTAGATAAATTTGCAGCAGAACCTCTTACAGTTCCACTACCACACACTTCTACACCATTTGAATATATTGCCATTATTTACACTCCTCTAATTTAAATTTATATTTTTTGCCGTTCTTGTTATTTAATAAAAACAAGTCATCTGAACCTTCTTGAAAAGTCCATGAACCTTTTGTGCCGTCAACATCATTACCTTTATCTAAACCTTCATTACTCATATTTAAGTCAGAGGTATAGATGTTTCGCCATACTGCACTTGATGAACCTAAGTCGTAGGTGTTTGATGATGCGGGAATTAAATGACCACCAGAAGAAATATTAAATCTATCAGTGTTATTTGTTCTAAAGTAGATAGCGTCATTTTCTTTTTGATTAAAATAAACAGCATTACCACTTACTTCTAATAATAATCCATCATTACTACCAGAACCCGTTGTTCCATTTTGCAGTCTTAAAGCACCAGTATTACTACCACCAGTATTAACTAAAAATGTTCCGTCAAAGGTTAAAGCAGACTCACCTTCTAATGTGTTAGCAGTTCCGCTACCCGTAATTAATCTATTATCGGCATTGTTATTAATTGTTGTTCCAGCTGGTACAGAGATAGTTTTAAAAGTTTGATCACCAGCAAGGAAAGTTGTAGATGATGCAGTACCACTACCAAGACGAGCTGTAGGCACAGTTCCAGAGGCAAGATCTGCCGCATCTAAATTTGTAAGATTAGCACCAGAGATAGCTGGAAGTGTAGCTGGGAAACGAGCATCTGGGATTGTTCCATCATTTAAATTATTTGCATTAAGTTCTGATACAGTAAAAGACTTAAAGGCATAAACATTTAATAAATCATTAGCAGCAGCTCCAGCAGCAAGAACTACAGCTGTACCATTAGTAGCTGTAAAATCTCCTGGATCTAAAACAATTCCATTTAAGACGACTTGTAAATTACCTACTGAATAAGAAAGAGTTGCTGAATTATTATCTGATCCACTAAAAGAAGTTTGATTACTTGATGCTGTGTATTCGTAAAGTACCATAGAGGCAGTACCAGCAGAAGAGGCAGCTATCCAGTTTCCACCATCAAAAACACGCATCTCGTTAGCACTTGAATTAAAATATAAAGCACCAGTGACTAAAGAATTTCCGTCATTGTCAGCACTAGGATTAGAAGATTTACTTCCTAAATATCTATCATCAAAAGTATCATAAGCAGATGCAGCTGAAGCCGCTGAAGTAGCGGCAGCTGATGCCGAATTACTTGCATTAGTAGCTGATGTAGCAGCAGCAGTAGCAGAATTGGCAGCATTAGTTGCATTTGTTGGTGAAGCAGCAATATCTGATGCCACACCAGCAACAGTGGTCACATTAGATGATATGCCAGCAACAGTATTAATATTTGTACTGTTCCCAGCTACAGTATTAATATTGCTTGAATTAGAATTAACAGAATTAATATTTGATGAATTTGAATTGACAGCACTAACAGCACTAGAGATACCAGCAACAGTAGCAATATTTGAAACAACTCCACTAGCTCCTAAGGTAGCCATGTTAGTGACATTACTACTTGTGGCTAGTGTATTTAAATCACTAACGATATCTGATGTAGCGAGTGTATTAAGGTCACTTATGATATCAGATGTCGCGAGTGTATTCATATCACTAATGACATCACTAGTTGCTAGTAAAGCCATATCAGTAATAACTGCACTAGCAGCTAAATTATTTATGTTTGTTTGTTCGGATGATGTGGGAGTAGTGCGTTGCCAGGCTGATCCGTTGTAGACCATCATTACATTGTTAGATGTATTAAAATATAAAGCTCCAGTTAGTAAAGATGCACCATCGTTATCAGTAGAGGGATCAGAAGATTTTTGACCAAGGTATCTGTCATCAAAATTATCATAGCTGGTAGCAGCAGCAGTAGCTGAAGTAGCAGCTGCGGATGCAGAAGTAGATGCCTCACTAGCTTTTGTGGTTGCTGTATCTTTATGACCAGATGCAGTTGTTGCACTAGAAGCAGCAGCGGTGGCACTATTAGCAGCGGCAGTTGCAGAAGTAGCAGCATTAGTAGCAGAGGTTGTGGCTGATGCAGCATCAACTAATAAGCTCCATTTAGCACTATCAGTATTGGTTGTGAGAGGTTGTGAGCCAGAACTAGTGTGAGCTGTTAAGGCTATAAAAATATTATTAGTAGAGGTATCTTTAACAATATCTCTAATTGCATAAGTTGTAGAAGCACCCCAGTTTCCTTTAACTGTTCCTAGCTCCTGGGTGACTGAAATTTCACCAGAGCTATCAAAAGCTAAGATTTTAGAAGCTCTATCTGTAGCACCAACTGTAAACTCAGTTGATGTCATAGTGTTAGTTCTTGAAAGTTTTATAGCTCTATCGAGTTCTTCTTGAACTTCTTGAACCTGGAGCTGCAATTTATCAAAATTACTTTCAATCGTATTACTAGACATTGGATCATTTTCAACATAATCGCTTGTCTGTGTTTTTGATGTATTTCTTCTAATTAATAAGGTCACTCCACTAGCTGGAGCTGTACCCATAGTAATTGTGCCGCCAGCTGAACCATTATTTGT